AAAGGAGTCCTAATTCTACCTTCAGATGAATAATTAGGAGCTGTTTGAGCAGCTAAATAATTTATTTTATTATAAATAGGTTGCATTTCAGAACGTGTTTGAGCTGCTATTTTAAACGAAACTTGGATTTTTCTACTAAATTTATTATAAGAGAAAAATTCTTCCCCCCTACCATTATATTTGTGGGTATTATGAGTAGCACTATAATCATCTGAAATACTTTCTAAATATGCCCTAAAAACTATTATGTGATTTGGTCCATCATAATTATGAATTTCAAATCTAAAAGGGACAAAATCTTTAGTATTTGGTTCGAAAAGAGAAGGAATATTATCACTATCTTCAAATATAGGACTTTTATTAACTTTATCTATACTTCCCTCAATAGTCATATTATATTCTAGCTTTTTATTAATCCCAAAAGGATTTATATTAGCTATAAGAGATTTAAGAGAATTAGATGCATCTGGCTTTCCTGGATCTCCTAATCCATAATTTTTTTCTCTTAATTTAGCTCCATTTTCGTCCCCTACTACCCCCACATAAGTACCTCCATCAAATCCTAATACAGCACCTAAATCAAAATCTCCTATTGAAGGTAATAATCCTCCTCTTCTTACGTTTGTTAATCCTGCTGATGCTACTGAAGCTAATGTATTGACTCCTAAATTATATAATTTTTGGGGTTGTGGGTTAAGTGATTGAAGTGTTACTTGTTTTGCAAGGAATAAATTTCCTGCGGAAGTCTCATATAAAAATTTTTTAATTCTTTCAAAATCAGTTTCTCTTGCTTCTTCAGCATATGTAAGTCCTCCTCTTATATAATCATCTATTGGTGCATGAGGAATATTATCTCCAATTTCAAATGTAGGATCGGCATTTGGATTTGTAACATCAAAACTAACTCGTCTACCTAATAAAGGACCTTGAGACAAACCATATTTTGTCCCTGGATAATCTATATTGACTCCTTTAGAAGCCATATTTTCTCCTATAGTTCCTACTCTATAAGCAGAAGGATCTTTAAGTAAATCAAGTAAGCCCATTTTTATATATTAATATGTTGCTCCTGTGTCTGGGTTTGAATATACTCCAAATTGTCCTAAATTTGGATTAGCTACAGGAAATCCTCCATCTAAATCTTGAAAAATTGAAGGGTCTGTTCCCCCTGGTGCTGGTCCATAAGTCATTGTACCTGGTCCTCTAGGATATCCATGATTATTAGATATTGTAGTACCTGCTAACATTTGAACCATTTGGTCCATTTTTCCTCCCCTTACAGTGTCAAAAGGACTGTCTGTATTTCCTTTTTCTGAAAAATAATCTCCTTGTGAAGGAGTTGGTCCTACAATACCTCCTGGACCTCCTACCGTTTGACCACTAAGTTGAGCTGGTGGTACAGCGTCTTGTATAGTATGTCTATCAAAACGTGATCTTAAATCTTTTAATGCCATAATTTTATTTTTTAATTATTAATTATTTATTATAAATATAACTTATCTATATCTTGTTGCATTGTGAGTTTCAACATTAAAACTTAATTTTATATCATTAACTGCATTTACTACTTTATCAAATCCTCCACTAAAATCACTCATATGTCCTACAAACTCACCTCGATGAATTTCTGCTGCACCTTGTTGTACACTTACCATTTTACCCGCAGGTAAATCTCGAAATTGAGCAACTTGGTTTACGTCTTTTTCTCCTTTATTTAAACTTGCTGCAATAGCTACACCAGCTCCTGCTGCAAGACCAACTGCAAGAAGTCCTGCTGCAGGATTTAATAATACCTTAGCAATTCCCCCAGAAATTGCTGCTGTTTTTGCTGCTGCTGCTAAAGATAAAAAAGCAGTTACTAAACCTACAAGTTTTATACCTGCTATTGCTCCTAAAAGAGGATATAATAAATATCCATTTTCTAATATCATTGACATACCACTTGCTAATTGTGATAAAGGTTTATCAGGTCCTGCTAATGCTATAAAAGTTTCTTTTACTCTAACCATAATTGCATTAAATTCTTCTGCTAAAGTTAGTGATTGTATTTGGTCTACTATGTCTTGCCTTCCCCCCTCTCTTGCTTGAGCTTCTATTTTTGCTAAATCTGCATTTTTCATTACTAAATTAGACATTTTATCTACAGACATTCCTAAAGCTGCCGCATATTTTTCTTTTGCTAAAACATTCATACTTAAAAACTCATATTCACTACCAACATTATTTACAATTTCATCTTGTAATTTTCCATACTCTCCTGTTAAAGCATATAATCTTGCTTTTTCTAAATTAAGTTGTTTACCTGTAAATAATTCGGCTGCTAATTCATTTTCTATAGATGATTGAAAATTAAGTAAATTACTACTAATCCCAGCTAAATCTTGAAGAGTTAAACCTAAGGCATCTGCTTTACCTACAGTTTCAGTTATTATTTCCATATTTCTTCCTAAATTAGCTCTTATTACTCCCGTTACACTTGCTGCCTCTTTAAATATTTTATTTGCGTTAAGAGTTACACCTGACATTTGTTCAGCATTTATTACTCCTTGAGCCATAGAATTCATTTGGTCATCAAAATGTTGGCCTGTTGTTTGAGCATTAGTTGCTAATAAGGAAGATTGTTCTGCTGACATACCCATAAAGGCCATTACTTTACCTGCTCCTATTAATACATCATCTCTCATTAAGCCTGCAAATACTCCTGTGCTGCTTTCAATAGCTGCCATTCCCTCAGAAACATTTGTTACAGATAAAAATAAGTTATCTTGGGACATTACTAAATCAAATACTCTTTGATTTATTCGAGCTGCTTGTTGGTCAGATAATCCAAAACTTTTAGCTAATCTTGTGTTCATTTTATCTAACATTACAACACCCTCAACAATAGATTTTACTGCGAGTGCTTGTCCTACTTCTCCTGCTCTAGCTAGAGTAAATGTTTCCTTAAAGTTACCTTTCATTATTTCAGATAAAGTTCCAGTTTTGTCTAATTTTAAAACCATATCAGACATAGTACCTGATAATATTTTAAAAAGAGACACATTTTTCATGTTTGTATTATTCTCCTTTAGTTTTGCCTTTAATATTTTTTGTTCTGTATCTAATTGTTTATTAAGATTATTTACTTGTGTTTGAGACAGACCAACTTCATTTAACCCTAACATAGCTATCCTTTCATTTAGAGTCTGCTGTTTAGCTTTACTTTTTTCTAAAGCAGAATTTATTTGTTTGGAAGCATTTTGACCTTTATTTAGTTTCATTTGAATTCTAACTAAACCATCCATACCTCTAGCTGAGGATTTAATAGAATTAACTATGTCTTTTTTGTAGGTGTTTGCTATTTGTTTACCAATATCATTAGCTTCATCCATTCCTTCTATAGCATTTTGTATTGAATTTCCAATGTTTACTCCTATAGATGTAAGAGCATCATACAAATAGCCTGACTCACTACCCATTTCTGATAAGAGCTGTTTACTTCTACTTAATCCTTTTTCTAAATCGTCACTCATAATATTATTGTTCCCATATAAATATAAAAAAAAGAAAGGCATCAACGATGCCTTTGCTTAAAAATTATATGTGTTTCCTGGACTTACATTTGGTCTTTGTACTTGACTTGTATTTGAAGATGAGCCTTTTTTAGCTTTTTCCATCTGTTCATTTTGTTCCTGATTGTATTCACTTATTTTATTAATATGAAACGTTCTTAACCAAATTGGCATGTTATATACTTCTGTGTATTGAAACCCACCACCACCATGGAATACCAGATCATGCACTTGGCTGAATAGGTTTACCCTATATTGAGGCGTCAGGCCAAAAAAACTGAATACCAACAGGGATGTCAATCGTTGTGACATTACCTCTCTGGTCTTCATAATCATATGATAAGTCGACACTCGGTTGGATTTTGCTAATATAATTTCTTAATTCACGTGCATCTCTAGCTAAAAATTCGTTATCTACAAATTCTCTAATAGTTTTTACTTCACGATCACCATCTACAGATGTAATTGTATATTTCATTCTAGTAGTTAAATCATTAGATGTATTTTTATTAAGTTTTTTAAGACCTTTTAATTCTCTTGTAATTTTTTGTTCATCACCATGAGTTAAAAATTTAAAAGTAACTTCTTTTTTAGATGTTGGTAAAGTATATAGAAATTCATTTTTACCGTCTATAATTAAAGATTCGTCTAATTGTTTATCTTTAATAGTAGTTAAATCTATTTTAATTTCATCCCCATTATAATTAAAGGAATAGTCAGCTCCATATCCTAAAATACGAGCAGCAATTAAAATTGCATCTTTATCTCCTGTTAGTAATTCATTATAATTAATTGGAGTTACAATAAGTGATTCTAATAACTTATCAATTACTGTTCCATTTTCAATTAGGTTAACATTTGTTAATATATCTTCTTCACGAGCAGTCATATATTTCATTTCTATAATTCCTTTTTTTAATGGAGAATCTTCAGGATAAAGAAGACCTTGTGAAGGTAGAGTAACTTCCTCTGCAGGGAATTGGGTTTTTGTTTCTTTCATAACATTATTTATTTATTAAAACTAGTTCAGATATACATATATAGAAGAAATAAAAAAGCGCCAAAGGGCGCTTTCTTTTTTTATATGTGTAAAAAATTAGAAATTTAAGATAGCATAATCCATTACTATTGTCATTGAAATGTTTGCTGGTGTATCTGATTGCCAATCCATATCTCCAAAGTTTGCATTTTGACAATAAGCTCCTTTTAAAATCCATTCTTCAACAACATCACCTACAGGACCTAATGTTTTAATTCTAATTTCTTTTTTATAAAAATCAGAATAACCATCTCTACCTGTAACTGACTCATGTGATAAACGAACCCATTCCATTACTGCTTGTGCTCCTGATGGTGTTACTGGATCATATAAATCACAAGTAATGTTATCCCAATTTGCTTTACCTTTAATTTTTCTTTTCACGTTAATGTGATCAAGAACTACTTCTCCAAATGTAATACTTGGACGAGATATTTTCTTAATAAGGTATGAAGGGATGCCATCTATTGTCATTAGAAACCTATTTTGTAACTTAGGTTCGAATGCTGTGAACATCATTTGTGTTGAGTCTAATATTGCCATTTTTTTTGTTTTATTTTATTCCGTTATAAATATAATGTTTTTCTTTTTTTATGATGGGAATGTTGCCCCTGTTGGTAATACATTAAAGTCAAGTACTATAAATTCTGCTGTTTTAGCTGGTTGTAAAAATATTGCGCCAACTAATTGGTTTCTATCAATTACATCTGGTGTGTTATTAGCTTCGTCCATTTGTACTCTAAATGCAAATAATCCTTGTCTTTGTTGTACTGATTCTAAATAAGGATTAACTATTCCTAAGAATCTATCTCTTGTTTCAATTGTATTTTGTTCAAATAATAAATATCTTGAAGAACTTGCAATAAATTTCTTAAGAGCAATCATTAATCTTCTAACATTAATTCTATCTAATGCTGTTGATCTTGATTGTAATGTTTTCTGACCCCAAATACAAACTCCTGTTTGAGGGAAAGTTGCAATTGGGTTAATTTTATTATCATATAATATGTCTCTTTCAGCTTGGTTTAATCTTATTTTAGCTTCAATTACATTTCCTAATACACCTCTATTTAAACCTGCTGGTGCAAACCATTCAGCTCCAATTCTATCTGAGGCAGCTATTGCTCCTGGTACTATTACTGATGGTGGTACAAATACTGGTTTATTTTGAGCTGTATCTAATACTTTAACCCATGGATAATAAACTGCAGCATAATTAGTGTCTAAACCACTTACTTGAGAAACTGCGTTATTTACTGATGAATCTTTACCTGCTAAATCCATTATAAAGAATGTGTCTCCTCTTTCTTCACACATATCAATAGCTGTATTTGTAAGTAATGAATGGTATTCTTTAATTACTCCAGGTAATGCTAACATATTAATATCATATTCGTCTTGATTTGATAAAATATCTATTGCTTTTTTATATCCTTTATATCCTGCTTTATTTGTTTCATCTAAATCAAACCCATATAAATTATCTCCTCCTACATAAGAAGCTGCTAATTGACTTTCAGCTCCAGTAAATTTAATTGTAAATGGAGCTATACCATCTTCTCCACCTTGGAATGGAACTGTAAATTTAAGTTGTGAAGCTGCTGGGCCATTTGCTCCTGTTACATCAATTGAAGCACTTAATGAACCTGACCATAATGATGCACTTGCATGTCCTGCATGTCCATCAACATTAAATCTACCTGATACATTAGATACAGAACCAAGAGGTAAAGGTCTTATCCAATTATGATTGTCTTGGTCTTTTTCTTGAAATCTCCATCCTAAATAACCTTTTGTATTATAAACATTATCTGTTGATATTGATTGAGATGTTTCGAAAGAAGCAGAAGGAAAATAAGCTAAACTTGATAATGATCCTGTGTTTATAGGGTCATGTACTGCTGCAAATCCTTTTGGTGATAATTTTGGAGAAGTAGATTTTCCTTCTACTGCTGCATCTACTTCTACTCTTATATAATTTGATATATTTGGATAATTTCCAAGTAATTCAACTTTACCTAAAGTATCATTATATTGTGGGTATCTGTCTCCAATTTTTCTTGAAATATAAGTAGAATCATCTGGGTTAAGTGTACAATTATTAAATTGTTCTAAAATAACTGGATTTTTATCTGTATCATCAAATTTTCTTACAAGTACTGAAAATTGTGAATATTGTTCTTCATTATCTATATCAGCTGGTTCTTGTAAATTTGCAATAGATATTTTATAATCTGTATTACATTCGGTACCATGATTAATAGTATGAAATTTAAATAGGTTTTTTACTGTTTTTTCTATTGCTAAATTAGATGCTGGTGCACCTAATAATCCTGATTGAATAAAAGGAGTAGAAGCATATGAATAATTTTCAGGTGCTACACTACCACTAAATACTATGTCAGATGATTGTGAAATTGTTGTTAATATTGAAGCTGAAGATATACTATGATATAATGCAGTTCCTGCTGGATTACCATTAGCTAATGCATCTGTTTGAAGTGTTTTAAAATTAATATAAGAATATCCAGGAGTTCCTGTGTAAGTTATAACTCCATCTTTACTATTGTTAGAAGAATATCCTAATGTTTTTGGTAAATAATTTGAATTTGCTGGGTCCATAGAAGCAGATATATTAGTACCACTTATTAAAGTAGAACCTCCTTGTGAACCACTTAAAGTTATATTAAATGAGCCACTTAAAACACTACCACTTGCAAATACCCCTGCAACTGTTGTTCCTATTAAAGTTTTTGATAAATCAGGAGTTGCTGTGTTTTTGGAAGGATAAATTACTGATAAAATATGTGGAGATGAAGGTTTATAATTACCTATGGCAAACCCACTTCCAACAGATGAAGCTCCTACCCCTGCATTTCCCGCAACTAAATAAGCAGCTGATGAATCTGTTCCTAATTTATAACCCCCTCCTGCTAATATTCTACATACAGTTACTGTTCCTGCATTTTTTAAATATTCTCTTACTGTTTGAGGGATAAAAGTTTCTTCACTTAAGGGTCCGAATTTTCTTTCATAATCTGCAAAGCTATTTACTACTGTAGGGATAAATGCTGGTCCTTTAACTGTTGGTCCAACAATTGCTGCTCCAATTGCTCCTACTCCTGCTGGTAAGAATGATAGGTCGTTTTCTCTTGTAAATACACCTGGTGAAATAATTTGTTCTGCCATTTTATATTATTTTATAATGTTATGTTGGGTTGGTTGTTCCTATATAAATATGAAAAAAAACCACAAACCAAACTAATGTAAGCGATTAAATTAAAAATCTAATCGCTAATAAATATAAAATAAATTTGTAAAACTATTATGAGGGAATAAAAGTACCTGTTTCTATATTAATACTTCCTTTACCATATTTAGACGATAATTTTTTTGCTAAAGAAATTTCTTTATTTTCTAATGTTTTTAATTGATTTTTTAAAGTATTTTTTGTTTCTTCTAATTTAATAGTTTCAACTAAAATTCTTCCTAACTGAAATGTTACTGTGTCTAAGGATAATCTTAAATCTTTAATTTCTTTAAGTTCTTCTTCAGAAAAAGAAACTGGTGATGATTTAATGTCAGAAGGTTTAGGTATTTTTGTTTTTTGTATTGCCATAACTTTTATTGTTTATATATACATATATTAAAATATTAAAAACACTAAATTTTTAATCTAAAATTATTGTACCTTCTGATA